AGCATCTGGTTCCTTCCACGCCGTTAGCCCTAACGATACTTCAGAATCGAGTAAATAAGGTGCAGGATCAGTATCGTCCCCATACTTGTAGCCCTCGCCAGTCTTGTTATTGCCTGTGCGAACCTCAAAATGCAGGTGGGCGCCTGTGGAATTGCCTGTGTTACCTACCTTGCCGATCATCTCGCCCATCTCAATTTCTTGACCGCGACGAACTTTAACCTTTGACAAGTGAGCATAGATGCAACGAGTCATATCTCGGTGAAGCACGATAACTGCTGTGCCATAGGAGTCACCCCAAGACACACGCTGACCAACTTCAATAACTCTGCCGGCTTGAGCAGCAACTACTTTAGTTCCGGTTGGTGCTTTGAAGTCAACTCCGGTGTGATAACCAAGTTTCCATAACTTGCCTTCACGCTTATATGGCGTAGTGACTTTGTAGTTTGGTACTGGATTAACCATTACAGCCCTAGCAAAGATGCTTCTTCAGCAGTAATACCAAGTCGATCCAAAAGAGCCTGCTTTGCCGCCGCCTTTTCTGCTGCTTCGGCTTCCGCCGCCAATCGATCAGCCTCAGCCTGTGCCGCTGCTGCTTCTAGTTCTGCGATTTCCTCAGCAGTTAGTGGAACAACCTCAGTTGTGCCTGTGCTGCAATCTACTATTACCTTTTCCATTATTATCCTAACTGTTCTTTATTCCGTATAAGAAAAAACTGCTGCCTGATAAAAATCCATTACTATTATAAAAATTGAGTTCATCTATTGGATCACTTGTTCTATATAAACCAGCAGCAGCAGTTAAATAAAGTGAAGCAACCGCACTATTACCCTCAGTTCTACTGCTATAAGATATTGGTTTATCTGTGCCAACTCCGGTATAACTAGAAATATATATTTCACTACTCGAAAACGTATCAGTAAAATCAGTTCCAGTTGACCCAGCATATAAACTTAAAGTAGTAGAATTACTGGTTCTTGACGAAGTTGTAGCAGCGCCACCTCTAACGTAAGTTCTAGAATAATTAGTTCCTGTATCTGTATTAAAAGTTAAATCTGGATTAACTGAACCAGCACCAACGTTTATTCTTGCACTCCATTTCAATATTAAATCAGTATAAGTCTGCGGAATTGAAGTAAAAGTAATGTCAGTTACGGTGCTACTAACTGTGGTAGATGCGATTAATTCATAAGTTGCTGCCATTTTATGCCTTTAATATTCCGTAGAGACTTACTGTTGTTCCTGCTGCATATTCACCACTACCTAAAGCCATAGTAATAGAAGTAATAGCAGAAGTTGACTGCCAAAGTCCAACCGATCGATAAACAACACCAGAGCCATTTTGATCTTGACTGGTAGTGATTAAGCAAGTTTTATAAGTGGAACCTGCATAAGAAAACCAATCTGCTGTAATGAGACTTGGATAAGTGTTATTGAAATTTGCATTACCGCAATTTATTCTAGACGAAGTAGATGATCTTGAACTTGCAACGGTTGATCCATCGCCTGATAATTCACCAACTGCATAATTAGTCCCTGTATCTGAATTCACTCTCATGCGAACCGTAGTTGTTCCGGTATTGTGTAATCCATTAAGAACTAACCGTAAATCAGTATAAGTTGCAGGAATACTTGTAATTTCAATAGTAGATGCCGCGCTGCCCAAAGTAGTGGTAGCAATAGGTTCATAAGTTGCCATTATGCTCCCTTAATTCCGTATAGTGCAAACTGAGTTGCAGTTGTAAAATTACCACCAGTAGTGAAATCTAATGAAGTAATTGCATCGGTATTTTCCCATAGCCCCGACCATAAAACAATTTCACCAGAGCCATTTCTTTCGTTGCCAGAGAAGACTCTAATTGTTTTATATTTATCGGTTTGCGCGTAATCGTGTATGTCAATAATTGTGACACCCATAATTCCACTTGTTGCCAAGTTTCTAACAATAGTTCCATAATAGGGCAGACCTGATGCGGAAGCACTTGAAGTTGCTGTTGAACCATTAGCAACGAGTTCACGCCAAGCATAGTTCGCAGTTGTGGCATCACCATTAACTTTCATCTGTCCAAAACTTGAATCACTAGCAGATAAAGTATTACGCATTATTGCTCTTATTTGAAGATGCTGATAATCCGCTGGAATACTACTAAAGGTTATAGTGCCGCTAGACCCTGTGCCAGTAGCGGAAGCAATAGCCTCAAAAGCACCAGCACCAGCGGCAACACCTTGAGCATTGAACCCAATAAGTTTAAGCACTTAAATCGCCCACCAACCACCATGTATTAGTGTCGGTTTTAATTAGAGATGCTGCTGAACCCTGTGCAGTTAGTTTAAGATTGCTATCTTTGCTGTTGATCGTAACACCAGCACCAGCGGCAAGTGAAGTTAAACCGGCACCTATACTTAATATATCAATACGAGTTCCAACCGGAAAAGCCACGTCAGCATTGGCTGGTACTGTAATTGTGATATCTGAAGCATTAGAACTGGTAATTAATTTGCCAGCATCAGCCAGAACTAGCGTATAAGTAGTACCAGTTTGAGCATTGATCGGTACTTCAGTTGCCAACTCGAATACGTCGGCATCAACCGCATCAGCAAAAGTCTCAAAATCTGCTGGCAGATCCGTAACGAAATCGGTAGGGGCAGGAGTGACCCAACCGTAATTAGGTGTAGTAGCCATTAGGCAACGACCCTCGCTTCCTGCCACTCCAACGTGGCGCTAACATCTGCCCAAGTTAGGGCAGGTGGTACTTGTTGCCAGTTCATTTGTAACTGGCTCAAAGCATATTCTGACACATTTAAGGTCAAAAACAATTCATTTCTATTTATTGTCCAAGTATAACCTTCAACGAATCCACTAAAGGTTTCTGGATAAACTGACGTTGGCAGTCCGGCGATGCTGATCGGTTTGCTAACTCGCATTGGCAACATGGAATCTCGCATAGCATCAGATACTTGATCTAGGTGTAAAGCCAAAGTGATAGCACCAAGACTTCGACGTGGAAAAGCCCTAGTCTCTAAATAATATTCGACTCGCTGTTCAGCATCGTAATCATGTTCGAGCAAGGTCTCTATTCGAGCAGCGTAAAGACCATATAGAGAAATACTATCTGGTTGAGTACCAGACTCAGTTTGGTTGTTTTTGTAACCAACCTCGACCTGATTAGCGAGATCGCTAAGCCGGCTTAAACTAAACAAGCCAGTCGAGAGAATTGCTTCTGGTTCAATTTCAGTAAAGCCATTAGCAGCAACGTCATCGGTGCGAGCACTATAAGAATCGTATTGAATACGTCCACAGTGGCACTCATATAAAACACCTTGACCGGAAGATGCTGCTTGTTGTGCAAGTGTTAAAGCAGAACTAGCACCAGAGTTGTAATTAGTAAGTTCAAAATCCCCGGGACGATCTATCTCGCCAATAAGTAAATCTACGTTAGCCCATTGAAGTAATGAATCAACGTCAGCCCAAGTATCTGTTGCTGGTGTGTAATCTGCCCAAGTAATGCCAGCGCCTTCAAAAACAATATCGTAAACTCGATCGCCATCAAACTCTTTTGCATAACCATCAGCGCCAACTAAACGCCGGTTAAGTTTGCTCAGGGTTCCAATAGCAGTAATAGACTGATTGTTTAGCCAACCTTTAGAACCAAACGAATTAAGACTACTTTGAATATCAGATACCCAACCAGTCCAAAGAATAATTTCAGTACCGTTGGAATCATCAACTGATACGACAACTTTTTGGTTAATCTCAATATCTGGATAAGTATTATCTGGTGTTACTAAACTGATTGTGGCATAACCGGCACGTGGTTGCTCATCTACGATTAAACGTCCGGAAGTTAAAGAGACGCCATTAACCGCTTTGTCGGTATATTCGACGTCAGCGATTGTGACTTTAGGGTTAATGGCATATGGCATTATTCAAGCCCTAATGCCGGCGCTAAGATTAGGTTGCCAGCACGTCCGGCAGACTGCTGGATAACGCTCTGAATTGCTCTGGCTGTGCCTTCAGGATCAACGACGGTGCCAGTAACGTTAATATTGATCGTATTACCAGTAGCAGTAGCGCTGCCGCCTTGACGTTGCTGAATAGCCAAACCTACGTTGCCACCCTTACCAAAGCCATAAAAGGGATCAGTAGGCAATAAGTTAATGCCCTCGATCTTGCCGCCATACTGACTAATCAAGCCTAATTCTGATTTATAGAACTGCTTAAGTTCTGGTGATATCGCTGTTGGAATAGCCCCACCAGCACGAAGCGCAGCCAATTCTTTTTGAGCAGCGTTAAGATTTCTAAACGAATCAGCAGCACGATTATTAGAACCAGTTAATTTATCAGTCTTATCGATTGACTCATCTAATTCATCATTGAGGTCATCAAGATCTTCAGTTTCATCTTTAATCGCAGGGATCAACTTCATGCGTAAGCCATCGGTTGTTTGGTTGGCTAAGCGACGTGACTCGTCCCATTGATTGTAATTCTTTTTGGCTGCGGCAGTATTGTCATTGACTGCTCTTTCAAAATCAGCACCAAAGAAATTAGCAACTGCTTTAATCTTGTCAAGAACCCAGCCAAGCATTTCGCCTAGTTTTTCCCAGATCTGACGAAGCAAACCAGTTCGGCTTTCAAGAATAATCATGCCAGCGACAACTGCTGCAATACCAGCGGCAACCCAACCTAGCGGAGTCATCATCATAACCGCATCAAAAGCAGCAGTAGCAACTGTGGCAACTACCATAGCGGCTTGATAAGCCTTCAAAATAATGTTAATACCGATAATTACTGCTGATAGACCTAAAATAACTTTGGCAGTAGCAGCGATCTCATCTTTATACTTTTCAGTAAAGGGAATAACCGTATCGGTAATATAATCCATTAACTTCGTAAGTTCTGGAGTAAATTCTCTAGCCAACTCGATCTTGAAGTCTTCGAACTTGGCTTGCAATATGGCGATCTGAGATGCCATAGAATCTAATTGCTTGTCGGTTACTTCCTGAGTAGTACCACCAGCCGCGAATAACTGCTCTTCATATTCTCGGATCTTTCCAGACAGACCAATAAGTGAAGATATAGCGCTGGCAGATTTATCGTTAAACCCAAGTAACTTAAAGGTCATCTTGGCTTGTTCATCGCTTGCGCCTTCTAGTGCGCCTTCGAGATCAGCCAGAATATCTGACATGTTGCGGAAGTTGCCCTCAGCATCAAAGACTTTGATATTTAACTTTTCAAACGCATCAGCGTTGGCGATGGCTTTAGTGGTTAAATCTCGAACTACGATGGCAAAGTTAGTACCAGCAACTTGAGCCTTGATACCTTGATCTGCCATAGCAGCGAGAACCGCGACACCGGACTCAACGTCGATGCCAAACATCTTCATAGCAGTACCGGCTTTGGTGGTCAGCGCGGTGCTGAATTGCTCTACCGAAGCGTTAGCAAGGGTATTAGCCTTAACCAACACATCGGTTACTCGAGTTAAGTTTGTTAGGTTTGTTTGCGCATCTTTAGAAGTTAAGCCCAAAGCGCTTTGAGCATCGGTAGCAAGATCGGTAGCCAAAGCCATATCAAACATGCCGGCTCTAGCGAAGGCTGCTACCTGAGGTAAGGCTGCGATTGCTTGCTTGGCATCTAAACCAGCGGAAGCCAAGAAATAGTACGACTCGGCTGCTTGGCTATGGGATATGCCTAAAGTCTTTGCAACTGACCTTGCCGCATTTTCCATTTCCATGCGAACTTCTTCAGTCACGTTGGACATGATTGCGGTTGATTGAGTTAACTTGGAATCAAACTCAATATATGACTTAATAGAAGAACCAACGAAGGCACCAACCGCAGCACCGGCAGCCAGAACTGCCTTGCTTACTTGGGCAAAGCCTTGTTGGAATTTCTGACCGGTAGTCTGAACTTGCTTATTGGCTTGATCTAAGCCATCAACAAGTTTAGATACCTCAGCAAGTATCTGTAACTTGAGTGTTCTACTACCAGCAGCCATTAAAATTCCTTCAATATCTTGTCAAACGCATTTTCCCACTCACGCACGATCTCAGGCTGACGTTGGCGCAAAGTTGGAAATATGAAATAACCAGCAGCGCCGCCGCCCTCAAGTTGTGCAGATCTATTAGGAAATTGGTTATATCTAACCGATCCAAACTCAGATCCGTAAAGCATGTCTAGCGTACTAGCGCCGCCGCTAAATAAACGCTGAGACTTGTAACCATAAGCAAACTCACCAATTTTGCTGCTCTTGGATACTTTGACGTTATCAGCAATACGACTATTTGCAGTCCTACGGCTGCTATTCCGAGCAGCACCTTTAATATAATCCGACATCTTCGTAGCAAGTTCATTAGATACTCTTTTCGACTCATCGATCGCTTCGTCGCTCATACCCTTAAATCCTTTGAGAACTTGGCGTAGGTCTTGCTTATTCCAGCCTGCGCTGGCTGCTTCAGCCATGCCTACTCCTCTCATTTAGAATCTCTAGAGCAGTTGCAATATCAGCGCTATCAGTCCAATACTGCATTGGGATATTGGTTGCGATAGCCAACTCAACAATTAGTCTTGAGAGGCTACCGCGTTCGTGGGGTTTGTGTCGGCTGCCACCACTTCAATATCCGCGACACCATCGCACCAAGCATCTAATGGCTTAACCGGCTTATCGCTATTGCGCTTAACCGATTGATAAGCCAAGAACAATAGATCACTCATGCCTAGATCAGCACTTGTCATCTTTTGCTTTGTCTCAATTTCCCATCTACGCCAGTCCGAAGCCTGAACCATGACGGAACTTTGCTCGTTATTGTTATAGGTGATATTTAGTTGTAGTTTCATTTGATCCCCCGATCAGTTAGTTAATTAGGCTGGGAAGGTTTCGGTAACTGCGCCTTGAGCAACCTTAAAACTAAAGGTAACTGTTTGTGCATCAGTTCCAGCGCCGCCGGCTGTTGGATACTCTGGAAGAATATCAAACTCAAAGGTTAGTCCTGCGGTATTGGTCATGGTAACGGTGATTGTGGTTTCCGGTGTTTCAGCAGCAGTCCATAGTGCTTCGCATACGCTGTTTGCCTTACCCCAGTCAGCCAAAATTTCTAGATCAAACATGGCTTCTACGTTAGTGGTTTTGTAGGCTTCACCATCTAGAGTTTGATAGACCTGTCGGTCGTTGGTCTTGGTTAGAACTGCGCTCGTTGCCTGTGCATCGATATCAGTTCCACCTGAGAAAGAAAGAGAGACATCTCTGCCTGTGATTACGTAAGTAGCCACGTTATCCTCAATTCGTATAGTAGGTTGAAACGTTAAAATCAGCGACTAGCAACTCACTAGCGCCTACTTGTGTAACCGATGGTCGTTCAAGAACACCGACTACGTAATTGGCAGGCAACGCCGCCAAAACTTGAAGCCACAACTTTTCTAGATTGTCTAGTGCTGCGGCGTTAGAGTGATACGACACGCAAAGCGTTACTGTAAAATTGAGTTTCGCTCTGATCGTAGATTTCGAGATAGTCTCTAATTCTGCGTAAGGACTATTTGGGACAAGGACACACGCTGGGGGAATTACGCTTTCGGGAACATGGTCATAGACGTTCGCTGTAACTCCGGCTAATGCAGTTTTAAGCGCTTGTCGGGTATCTGCTATTGGCATATTGCACCCTCGTCAAGATATGGCGCTAGTAAGCCTGTTACCCTGTTGAGGAGTGAGCGCCCCATGCGATATGGCGTTGGCGCGAAATCTTGACCTTCGATCTGACCACCAGCGGCAGTACGACTCTGAAAGATTTCAGTTGCGACTACGTATATTGCAGACTCGACTGCATCATTTCCAACGTAAGTAGCAGCGCCAGATAAAGTTGCTTTGCCACTTGGAATAACTAACTTATATTCAATATCAGCATTAGTAATAGCAACGTTGAAATAATTGTCATTGACAACTGTAACTGTGTGGGTACCGTCAAAAGGTGCGCCTACGCCAGAGATCACAACTGATTGATCTTTGTTGAACTTATTACGCTCAGCATAAATATAAGCAAGGTTTGAATCTAATTTGACTCCCGATATGGGTGACGAATAAGACACTAGCATCGGAAGCACGATGGCTTCGGCTGAATCAATTATCTGGTTGAGATAAGCATCGTCATAGAGTGAAATAGATACGCCAAGAACATTACGCAACTGGGTCGCTGTAATAATTGTTGGCATCTTTACTCCTTTGGTGAGAGGTGAGCGCTCGGGAGAACACGCTCACCCCTCGATCTAGTTAACTTAGGCTGGGGTTACTGTTAGGTAACGGAAAGCAGTTGGGTAACGGTTCACAACTGCAATATAGCCATAGATACCGATTTCGATCTGACCATTAGCAACAACGTTAGAACGTAGTTGTAGTGTGCCAGACTCATGGAATCGCATGGCTGCTCGTGGGTAAACCAAAGCATACTTTTCGTTGCTGTTGTTACCGGTGTAGTTTGGATCTACTACTAGAGACAAGCCAGCAACTGAACCATTGGTCGAACCTTGAGTGATCAAACCGCCAGCATTCTGAGGTAGTGCGGCTGCGTATAGTGGTCGCTTATTCTCATCGACTGCTGCCAATAGGTTAGCGAAATCAATTCCATCTTCGCCACCGGCTGGTGCTACCAAGATATTGTCTGGAGTAAATCGCATTACGCCATAAGAATCAGCAATACCCTTAGCGATTGCACCATAAACTGTGGTTGCATCTGAATTTGCTGAGTTGTGTGCAGCGATGTTTGAAGCGTAAGCATCAGTCTTTTGTGCGTATGACGCAGCGAGTTCGCGTAGATAAAGGTCGATCATGCTTGGGTCGCTTCTGTCCACCAATTCAACGCTCAGAATTCCGGCGCCAGCCATCTTCACGACTGTATCTTCTTGGAAAGTAACTGAAGTATCAGTTGAATCAAACTCAGCATTTTCTGCTGTGATTGCAACTGTTGCCTGTGTGCCAAGTTTAGGTGTGAAGATCTTCATACCGCTTGGTGGTAGTGGTGCTCGCTCGATTGAATCGATGAACGGACGTGAATTATCAATAACGCCGATAATGTCACGAAGATAGTTTGGAGGAACCATGCCGGTATTTTCGGCAACGGTTGCAACCTCTAGTGCAGCAACAAGGTCACGTGCATCAGTATCGCCACGCTGTGCCTTGATTTGTGCATGGACATATTGTCCTGCTGTAACGTTAGTATCAACTCGAGGTGAGGTGAATACTGGTGCAGAAGTCGGCTTAACGCTTGCTTCTACTTTGGCTGCTTCAACCGATACTTCATTATCGGTCTGCAACTCTGGAGTATCGGTCATGTCTGACCCTTCCTGTTCTTCTTGTGGATCATCTGAAGCGGCTACCTCAGAAACTCTTGCGCTGTTGATCGCTGGGGACTCAACTAGTGAAACTTCAATAAGTTCACTCATTTTAACTACTAAACCTTCGTCAGTATTGTCATACTCGGACAACTTGATACCTACTGAAAAACCGTCTTTTAGTCCTTCCATAGCCTCCACGATGGCATCGTTACCTCTGCTGGTGTTGGCAATTTTGAAGGTTGCATCGATACCTTCATCATGGCTTTCGAAGTCAAGTACCTTCCCCACAGGCTTGTCCATCGAGTGGTCGAGAAATAATTTTACTGGCTTCAAAGCGATTGAATCTTTTGCGAACTTTGTGCGACCGGCGCTGGTGTTACCAACTTCGTCCCAAGTGACGATGCGACCGGAAATTGTTCGAGCATCGCTATCAGCAGCGATGACGGATACTGGTACGGTTATTTTCATACTAGGTCTTCCAATTCTCTAATTTCTTCAACGCTTAGTGCGCCGATTGAGTTTAGAATCTGCCAAACGCGTGCTCGCTCTTCTGCTGTGCCGCGTAGGAAATCATTTAAATCAAAGCGAACATGTTGAGTCTGTGGGGTGAAGTCTGGCTGACTCAAGCGCTGTTCGATCGCTACCAAAATAGGCTTAACCGATAGATCAATTAGATCTCGGCGGCTTTGAGTAACGTTCGAATAAGTCATGCTATTTTGCTCAGCATTTAGATACCATGCTGGGATATTGCATAATCGAGCAATTTCAGCAGCAAGATATTGACGTGCTTCTACTAACTGCAAGTCACGTGGATTGTGTCCAAACTGCTGCAACTCGATATCACCATTGAGAAAAGCCGTGCTACGCGACTGACGGGCAGCCTTCCAACTCTCAAGTAACTTTGTAATTCGTTCTGAAGGTAAATTTACGCCATTAGACTTCAAAGCCATTGAAGGTACTGGTTCTTGAGCAAAGTTATAAGCGGCTTTTTCTAATTCGTGTGCGGTTCGAATTGTGCGACCGCCACGTGCTAAAACACCTTCGTCTAAACCATAAAAGACAACTAATGCGCCAACGCCTTGATCTGGAACCTTTTTGCCATCTACTCGGTATCCAATAACTTCGGTTGAGTCTGTGTTGTAATCTACTGTGACACGTGTTGGAACTATGCGAGTCCAAGATTTAATGCGGTTAGGGAATTCTGCGTACGTCTCTAAAATTTGTCCGTAAGAAATTCCGTATAAGAGAAGGTCTTCTGCGACCCAATAGTAAACACTTGATCCGGCAACACGTGGATCTGGCTGGTTAATAACTCGAGGACTCTCGACGTATGAGTTGTCTGCTCGAAGTCTGGTCTCAAGCGGAAGACCCCCGATTACGCCGCAGATAATTCCTCTGGCGCGTGCCAAACTGGGTACCTGCATGGCTGTATTGCGATCTACTGCTGCGACGTTACCATAATTAAAATAGTAACCATTAGAAGTGTTAACTGGGGCAAGGGAGGCTACTAGATCCGCAGTTTCGCTTGCTTGAATATAATCAGCAGTAGTTAATAATCGAAATTGATCTCGTAGCCCCATAGGGGGGCATTATAGCATATAAAACGTATTTTGGCAAGCATCACACGCTGACAATATCAACGTCTGCAATAGGTTCACTTGCTAATGAAATTGCCATAGCCGCTGCAACTGCGCCGGATACGTTGGCGTTACTTGCACGTCTTCCAATAATCCAGCCGCCTTCGGTAAAAGGTACGCGAGCACACGCGGAGATATGCTTATTAAACGTTACTTCGTCTTTGTGAATTAGTCGCTTATGCTCCATAGCGCTCAGCATACGATCGCAAGCCATAGCAAAAGCCCTGCCATCAATAGCAGTAGTTTGAATTCCGGCAGCAAGTAATCTAGCCGCAACTGCTTGTCCGGTATTCTTCGAATAAGCAATCTCGGTAACGTCATAGGCTTTAGCCCAGTCAGCAACCGCATTAGCGATGGTCAGATCATCTAGCGCAGTATCCGATTCAAAGGTTTGTACCAGCCCTAGAGCGATTTTTCCGTCAATTACCTGTGCTGCTACCAGACTTGCCTGATTTCGTCTAGGAGTCACGTCGAAGGCTAAATAGGTGTTATTGCCATTAGGTTTAACTTCCAGATTGGGATCAGCGCATTGATTCCAAGCGTTCGGACTCCAAGGTGACTCGAGCGTATCGACCCAAACGCAAAATACCTCCGTTCTAACAACTGCTTCCGGTTCATTGAAAGTAGCCAAGATATTGTCTGGGTGGACGGTTCGACCTAGCGCCGGATTTGCCCAAGCCGCATTTTTAAGGGTGATTGCGCAGCCTTGCGGCGCTGACCACTCCAGCCATAGCAGCGAGTCCTTAACACCCTGAATTGTGGCAAGCCCACGATCTCGCAGTTCATTGAGCACGATCGAAGTAGCATCACCAGCATTACTGAAGCCATAGAGCATCGGGTTCTTGGCTGCTAATTGAGTTTTGGTGATCGCTGACCATGCAGCGTAGTCTTTGTGCTCGCGGAGTTCGTCTAGATAGATTGTCTCAGCACCGGCATAACCACGACCAGCAGCATTGTTCGCCACAACCTTAAATCGAGCGCCATTGTGGAATTGGATCTCTTCTTGACCGTTAGTTCGCCGGACTCGCTTGACTTGCTCAGCCAGCCAGTCATACTGCTCGATCAGATCGATTACTTGGTTAAAGTGTTCAAGCGATACTGCCAGTTTATGAGCGGCAAGGATCTGTAATTTCTCGCCATTGACCAAACCCCACAATATTCGCAGCCGCATGAAGTGGCTTTTACCTTGCTGACGTGCTACGAGGACCACGCATTGAGGTTTGGCAAAGCGACCGTCCGGTTTGACCCTCATGCTCTCAATAGCCACTAATTCTTGCCAAGGCATTAAGGGTTCGCCCAATTTATTAGCCAGATCTATAAGTTCTTGCCCTCTAGATGGAAGATCGCTCGCAAAAGGTGAGTGTAAACGCGGTTCGCTAATACCTTCAACCATAGATCCGGACGTATTGGTTTCCATAGGGGAAGACTAACCTCTATCCGGAAGGGTAAACCCAGACTCGGGCTGCTCAGTTTGATCGGGGGTAAAAGAGTTCATGAAGGAGTTGACAGTCTTCCTTTTAAAATAAAAAGAGACCCCCCTATCCTTTTTACTGCTATTACACCTAGTACAGCAAGCAACTAGATTGTGTTCTTCATGGCTTCCGCCTTTGACCAACGGTATTAGGTGATCTACTGTATTGGCTGGTGATCCGCAGTAATAGCATGAGTAATCATCACGCTTCAATACTCTCAGTCTATTAGCCTGATAGATCTTGCTGTTATACGCTGGCTTAGCCATTAGTACCAATTCTTATCGATATGGTGCAACCAAGCATTACACCAGTTACCATATCTAGCGAGCACGTACCTATGCGCAAGACGTAACTGTCGCTTAATGCTGTGCTCACTTGGCTTAGTTGGGTGTGCGAAACCCAATTGGTATATGCCCCAGTACTTCCCATTAGTAGCATACTTTTGATATCGTGATTCTTTATATGCGATTGCCAAAGCGCATCTAGCCTGACGGTTATCTGATCTTGAAGATACATAATTGGTAATCCGATCGGTAACATAACGATCATCAGGATTAACCCTATCTTGCTCGCCGGCAACGATAGTTGCCAAGAGCAGTAGTTCAGCGATCATGGGCGTCCGCCCTTATCTGCTAAGGCTTCGCTATACGCCCTCGAAAGCGTGCTCGCCACGCTATTATACCAGATTGTCAAATTAGACACGCCGATAACCTCTCAATCTATTTATTGGCAAGGGTTTCGCATACGCGACACGCCCGACTGCGTTGCAACCAGCAACCACAACCAGAGCATCTCATAATTTTAGAATCGTCTCTAGAACCCATCGCGAGCACCCTTCTTTCCAAGTTGTTCTCTCTTCTCGGCAAAGACCCTTTGTTGCTGTTCTGAGCGCTTGCCAACGTTCGGAAACTGCTGAATTAGGTCGAAGGTGTCTGGCTTGCATACTGCGCAGACTGTGGTGGTCAGATAGACCTCATTTTGATCGAACCAGTCGATGAAGCCAAACACACATGCTTGGTTATTGCAATATGGGCTTAGATGCGTGTAGTTCTTCTCTGGCGCTAGATGCTTATAACGACTCATATTTACTTTTATAATGGGTCTCTAGCATGGCTGAGACGTAAGATCGGAACTCTGCCATAGTCATCGCTTCAGTTTGAGCGCGGCGCTCTAGTTCGGCAAGTAAGCCTTCTAGGGTTTCTAGGAAATCAACGGTCTGCTGGTTCATCATCTTCCATTTCTTGTTTGTACTTGCCATTACCTTTGCATCTAGGACACTCTACGTCGTATTCGGATCCTAAATAGCCATCTTCGTCGTATCCATCATCGACTCGGATAGTGCCTTCACCCCAGCACATGGGGCATGGCGCTTTGTTAACGTCCACTTCGATCGTGTGACCCCAAGCAGCATCAATTTTGATCTTGCCAGTTGGAATTAGTTCATAATCATCGAAGTTCAATTACACCAGCCCCCATGCAACTAAAGCAGATGGTTGAATCTACATCTAGTGGGTTTTGGTAGCCACAACCACCACACTTAGAACACTCGATGACTACTTTACGCTGTGGCTTATCGTAAATATGACGGCGATACGGATTAACTCCCATTATTAGCCTTTCAATAGCGCATCAATAACTCTAGATGCGTCCCATTTAGTTAATTCGCTGAGATGCTTGAAATCCTCATTGGTAATGCCTTTAACGAATTCAGCAAGATCCTGATCTGGGTGCTTTTCAGCAAACTTAGCCCTAATGAGTTTCTGTTGCTTCTCTGTGCATGGTTCAGCAGCCGGAATTGAAGCGCCACCTTTAGGTTTGGTTTCGATCACTTCAGCACCTAACGCAGCGACCGGATCCCAATTAGCAAAAGGATCGTCTGCTAATGGGTGTGGGGCTGGTTCTGGATCACCCCAATCAAGCGGCTTGGCTTGCTTAACTTGCTCTTGCTCAGCACGTCGAACACGCTCTACTTTTTCCATTTCGGTACGTGTCGGGCGTGTCGATGCCGGCGCTTTACCTTGGAAGCCTAGGTTCGCTAACGCTCTTCCCAAACATGAGGTCTCGCAGTTCTCTAGCGCTGAAGTCTTGTTAACCGGCGAACTGCCAACAATTTCTTCAGCCCAACCAGTTGATACCAACGTGGTACCAAGCCAGATCTCAGCCTTCATAATATATTGATATGGTCTTCCATCGATACGTTCTGTGTGCTCAAGGGAAGTGATCACACGCATATCTGGGTGAGCCTTAATTGCTTCATCTAGACGTTCTGCAACTGTTTGATAATCGTTCAAATTAAAAGCCATCGCGTTCCCAATCGTATAGTTGTTTTGCACGTGCTTGTTGCACGCGGTAGAAGTCTGCCACAATCAACTGACGATCTTCAGCAGTCTTCTTGCCTTGCCAGTAGCCCATGCCCCACCAGAAAGCGGCAAAGGCGATAACGAAAAACGTTGGTAATACTAAATCCCATCGATAATTCATGCTGCCACCACTTTTTCAATTACTGAAGCATCGAATTTTTTAGCACACTCTGAACCGACTGACCAGCAACCCTGTGATTCTTCGCTATCTGAATCTAGTGGCAAAACTTCGCCATAAATATCTAAGTGCACTAGATAAGCATTTTTGCCAGTTTTGCGACCGCATACTACGCAATAGTGTGAATCATCAGCGTTAGTGGCTTTATCAGACCACCCGATCCGGCTGCCTATTGTTAACTTGTCCATTTTGAACCTCCCTAGCGATCACCTTGATCGCATGGCTTAATTGAAGCACATGGGGTTTCGACTTGCCAATATATTTTGATAACAATATGATAACGATCGTAAGTCGATGGCGATCCGCTTACCTCCCAAAGAAGCCCCACCTAACCGGTGGGGTTTTCTTTATCCGTAACGCTTGCCCTCTACGACGAAACTGCCATCTTTGGCTACTGGAACTGCTACTGGAGTGACGTTCTTGCCATCTATATAAAGCAAACCAAAGCCCTGCTGCCAATTAGCGCTACCATGAGTGTAACTGGCGCTCGAAAACTTCATGAGGTTCCCGACTTCGAATCCTGTGAGGATACGCCCTATAACGCCCCCAGAAGCCTCTGTAACGGACGATATACCCAGCCTATGGGTGTGACCACAGACAACGCTCTTTCCGTGCTGTAAAGCCTGTTTAAGCGCCGTCTGACCGGCAACCTGAGATATCCTGCCATGATCGCCATGAACTGCCACCCAGTTAGGGGCAATAGGCATGGGTTTCTTCCAGTAGGTAATGCCCAGTTCTGGGAATCTCATAAAGTTTGGAAACTCTAATTCTGGCAAGCCCATTAAGCCGGCTGCATTACTGGCTATATAGTTGAACAACCTATCCGTATGATTAGATCTAATGACGTCCGTCACGCGCAGTTGCTCGAGCACCTTTACTGCGATATCACGATCCCTCCCGATCGTGCCGGCGTATTCGCCTGCCATGCCCCTCGTCCAACGCCCAATCTGGGGAAGATCGATTTCGTCACCTATTGATACGACTCGATCTGGCTTATAACGCTTAACGAAATCTATTAAATTATTGACCGCTCTTGAATCTTGATATGGGATCTGGAGATCACTAACTATCAGGACTCGTTCCATAGTCACCTCTTTAGGGTTGCTTCCAGAATTGCTAAGCGCCTATCGATCTGTGCTACTTTGTCGCTTATACTGCTTCCGGAATTGGGTAGTACTTGCGCTTCAATCTTTGCTATCTTCATACTGATCTGTACTAAAACACTAAAGATCGCCAAAAGTAAAGCACCCACGCCGATAAATAATTCAAGATCTACGAACATTATGCATCAGTCTCATCTAAAGCATCTGGCAAGTTGGTTTCCCATTGTGCTGGCTTTGGTTCAACTGGCTTGAGATATCCGGCAATAGCAGCAACTAAAGATCCAATAATGGCTTCTAGTCTGCCATCAAAACCAGTAGCAGCCCAAGCAGCAGTAAAGGCTGTTAGTGCTAATCCAATTCTTTGTGCATTAGTAGTCATCGGTTTCATCTTCTATTACCTCTTCTATCTCGTTGGCTAGATCGTCTAGACCCTCATTGAGCAGCGCTTTGTGCTGCCAAACTGGTTTCTTATCATCATGCAGCGTTAACAAGTAATACTGCTGATCGTCCCCGATAAACTCCATCACCATGCACCAGCCGGTGACCATAGCCCCATGCTGGCTACTTGCTACTGCTTCCACCAGATCGTCTAGGCTTTTTTGAAGTGGCTGATTTGGTTGGTTTTGGTTTAGCATCTGGTTCCTTCCACGCCGTTAGCCCTAACGATACTTCAGAATCGAGTAAATAAGGTGCAGGATCAGTATCGTCCCCATACTTGTAGCCCTCGCCAGTCTTGTTATTGCCTGTGCGAACCTCATAATGCAGGTGGGCGCCTGTGGAGTTGCCTGTGTTACCTACCTTGCCGATCATCTCGCCCATCTCGATCTCTTGACCGCGACGAACTTTGACCTTTGACAAGTGAGCATAGATGCAACGAGTCATATCTCGGTGAAGCACGATAACTGCT